GCTTGAGTTCCCCGGAAGGACGTTGGCCATGGCTCAGGCGACCTCCCAGAGATCAGTCCAGGGTGATGGTAGTCGCCGTCGTGAGCTGCGGGGTGACACCGGTCGTGACAGCGATGGTCGGTGAGACCGCGCCCGAGACCAGCAGCTTGCCGGCACCGGACGAGGCCGTGCCGACCGCAGCGTAGGTGACCGTTCCGCCCGCACCCGCCGTCATGGCGCCGAAGGTGACCGCCGCGACCGGCACGACCGTGTTGGCCGAGACTGTCCAGCCCGACGCCGAGCGAAGGATCGCGACACGAGCATAGCCAGTGTACGAGATCTCGTTCGTGGTCTGGTCGCCCGCCTCGCCGGGATCGGCGGTGTGCAGCGACATGTACAGGTTGGTCAGCGGCGAGGACGCTGCGTTGTCCGCCAGGTTGGCGATCGCGGTGGCCTGGAAGATGAGCTTCAGCAGGTCGTTCTCGAAGGTGTTGCCCAGAGACATCGTGGTTTCCTGTCAGTCGATGTGGGGTCAGGCCAGGATGGCCGCGACGACCTTGGTGGCACTCTTCAGCGCTCGACCGTAGACGTTGCCGGTTCCGGTGATTGCCAGCGGGGAGGAGCCGGGCTCCAGCGAGAGGCCCGCAGCGGTGGGACCGGGGAGGGAGGTCGCGACGGCGACCAGGATGGAGGCGCCCGGTCGGGCCTGGAGGATCAGGGGAGCGACGCCGATGAGCACGTAGTTGGCCGGGACCAGGTCCACGGCGGAGGTTCCGACAGCCATTGGCTCAGTTCTCCATCAGAGCCGCACGAGCGGCCATCGTGATCTTTCTGGCTGCTGCTCTCTTGGCGGCATGCTCAGGTGACTGCTTGCGGCCGAGCGGCCCCCTGTTGCCCATCCGAGCGGCAGAGATCTTGGCGCATGTCTCAGGTGTGTGCCTGAATCCAACGCAGTTCTGGTTGCCCATCATGCTGGCGCGGACCTTGGCAGCCACCAGCGGATTGCTGGTTGGCGCAGTCTCGCCGCCAAGACCAAGATTGTATCCAAATTCTCGATCAGTCGTCCGGAACGTGGCAATTGCCGCAATCTCCAGATCCTGGATGTACCTCTTCTCTCCGACGACCAGCGTCCGAGCGACGACGTTTGCGGCTCCATACTTCCGGATCGCCTCATTGACTGGTCGATCCATGCCTCCTGCGGCAGCACAGCAGTGTCCTCTCCAGCGAACAGCAAGACCTCGGGAAGTAATCCCGATGTACTTCTTGCCATTCGGGAAGTCCAGAGAGTACAGCTCATGCATCGAGACCTCAATCAGGTATTACTGGTTCAGAATAACACCTGCAGTTTGGAAGAGCGCCCGCATGTCCAGTCATCCCGTCCAGTGTGGGCGGATCGTCCCAGGCCACGAACTTGCCGTTCATCTTCTTGTGCGAGTGGCGCACGTCGCTGTCGCCCACAGTGCGCCAGATGTAGCCGGTCGATCCGACTGCCTCGGCCCGAGCCTGGGTGATCGCGCTTGCGGCGCGGCCGACCTCGGTCCTGGCGATCAGACGCGCCCGGCTCTCGGTCACCTCCCCGGTCCGCATGATCTCCTTCTGGAGCTCACTGGCTCGGGTGCCGTCCGTTGCGGCCTGCATCGAGAGCTTCGTCACGCGCTCTGCGGCCTCCAGAGGCAGCGAGCGGATCAGACGAGCACCCTCGTCGTTGAGCTGCTGGGCGCGAGCGCCGACGGCAGTCCGAGCGACCTCGCGACGCAGGCCCGACCCGATGGCCGCGCTCCGCTCGCGCCAGACCCGCTCGTCCCGAGCCGCAACCTCGTCGACCATGGCGCGGGCCGTGGACCTGGCCCATGGGGTCAGGAGACGACCATAGTCCTCCAGAGCCCGGCGCGCGGCCATGTGGTCCGCGCCGAACTGATGGACGATCTGGCCGATGATACGCGCGACCCGGACCAGCGCACGGCTGAACGTGGTATCGGCGCGACGGGCGCGCTGCCAGGCGGATGCTCGGGCCATCGGTCAGTACCAGGAAGAGCGCTTCTTCCTCTCCTCAGCGTCCATGATGCGGCGAAGTGCCTTGTTCTTCTGATCCTGGTTCACTCGAACGTCGCCGTGGTGCTCCGTGATCTTCTGACGAAGCTCATTCGCCGCCCTCATGTTGGCGATGTGCTTGTCGAACTCCTTCGACGGCATGCTCTTGCCCGAGCCGGTGTGGTGGAGTCCGTGGTCGCCCAGCGCGAAGATCTTGGCCTCGCTCGGATGGAGCTGATACTCCCCGTTCTTGCCGATCTTGCCCTTGGGCTTGCCATCGTCCTTGTCACTGGGCTCGGGCTTCTTGGAGCCGCCACCCCCACCTCCGCCGGAGGTGAACTGACCGTTCTTCGGGTCGTGCTTGGTCTCGTCGGTCGTGCGACGCACCAGCGAGCGGTCCACATTCACGGTCACTCGCAGCATGTCACACGATCCTCAGCTTCATGTCGTCGGCGTTGATCACGACCTCGCCGATGTTGCCCGGAAGCTTGGGCCACTGTGCGATGCGCGGCAGGCGCGGCTCGGTGGGAGACGGATCCGGTCCACCGGGAGGAAGCGCCGGATCCGTCTCGTCGCCGGCCCCTCCGCCAGGAACAGCACCAGCGACCTCAGGCACCTCGTCGGTGCCGAGCTCTCCCATGGGCGGAGGAGCTGCCTCCGCCTCCTGGATGTCCTCGTCCGAGATGTTGGAGAACACCCCGGTCACCTCGGACGACTGCTTCAGCTCTCGCATCGCAGTGGTCCGGTCGATGATCCCCGCGTCCATGGCTCCGGAGACGGCGGTCACGATGGCCCCCGAGACGGTGGCCTTCTGCTCGTCCGTGAGACGCCAGAGGGGCTCGAACTCGAAGTCGAAGTCGTCTCCAGGCATGATGCCCAGCTCCGACTTGTGCACGACCCGGAGGATCAGGTCCAGCGGGTCGCGGGCCGTGGCCTCCTGCTCCTGGCCGATGTTGTCGTAGTACATCCGCAGGTCGCTCTCGCCCGAGGTGTTGAGGCCCGTCGGCGTCTGGCCGAAGAGCCGCACCATCGGCACCTTGAGAGCGCCGGAGAGCTGCTGGGCGAACTGGAGCATGACGTCCGAGAGGCCGGCGAAGCTGTAGGTGAGCGCGGTGAACTCGTCCTCGGCATCGATTACCGTCATTCCCTCGTTGTTCTGCATCGCCCGGATCAGTTCCAGGTTCCTCACAACACCCTCGATCGCCTTGCCCGAGGCCGCGATCGCCGTGCGAAGGTCCTTGACCTTCATGACCCGGAGGTGGGCCTTGTAGACGAGCTGCGCGACGCCCTGTGTCGTGCTGTCGAAGCCGAGCAGACGGTCGTAGATCCGCTCGAGCACGGACATGCCCCAGCCCATCTCGGCCTGGCGCTCCCAGTAGGGGAGCTCAACGCCATCCATGCGGACCACCCGCGAGTGGTGGATCAGCGAGTTCTCGAGGATCGAGCCGGCCTGAACCCGATAGTACATCGGCTTGCCGAGCGCGGGGCCGGGGGTGGAGACGAGGTTGTCGAGCGTCGGGTTGACCATCCAGCGGTCGAGGACCGCGATTCCCCTGTAGCTGCCCCTGGCGACCGTCTCGGGCCGCAGCTCGGTGGCCAGGTGCTGGCCGTCGATCATGATCACGCCGATGCAGCCACCGTAGAGCCGCGCCCAGCGGGCCACGTTGGCCAGCTGGTTCCAGGTCCCGGTCTTGCGCAGACGGGTCTGGATCGACTTGATCTCCTCGGGCTTGAGGTCGGCCTTGATGGCGACGCCGGCCTTGAACATGTCGTCGGCCGGCGCGTCGACCGCCGCGCCCACGATCCACGAGCCACGATAGGTCCGGTCCAGGAGCGACCGGTTGCGACTCAGCGTGTTGTAGGCATAGGTGCCGCCGGACGCCATGTTGTTGGTGCCGTAGCCGAGGCGGGCTGCCACGTTCTGGAAGTTGTCAGCCGTTCGGCTGCTCCCAGCCTGGACCCTGACCCTTGGCTTCTCGTCGGTCACTCAGGCTCTCCTGTCTGCAGTCGGGCGACCTCGGCCTCGGCCGCGTCGGCCAGGGCTGCGTTGTACTCGACCTCGGTGATGAGGCCCTTCTCGATGAGCAGGGCTGCGAGAGCGCTGGCCTCGACCCGCGCCTGAGTGAACCGGGCCAGCAGTCTGTGCGGTGCGGCCGCGCTGCGGTCGGCGTTCAGGATGTCGATCATGCGGTCCGGCAGGGTGCCGATGGCATCCTTCCTGCGCTTCACGGCCCCGGCCACCCTCAGCTTGTCGGCTGCGTTCAGTGGCGCGCGGGCCATGTCGGATCATCCTGCCAGCTTGGCCCACAGCTCGGCGCCGGAGGCGTCCAGCATGAGCTCGGAGAGCGCCCAGACGAGCGCATCGAGTCGGTTCGGCGAGCCCCGACCGAGGTAGCCGGAGCTCGTCATCATTCGCATCTCGTCCTCGAGCATCGGGAACGAGCCCACGTGGGACACCCGGCCCTGCTCGTACAGAGCCGCGATGGGCTCCGCGCGCTGGGCCTTGCCTCGTGAGGCGGTGACCTCCTTGTAGGGCACCGTGCTGTCCGCCATCTGGATGACATACTGGACCATCGCGCCACCGAAGTTGCGCTCGGCCACCACGAGATTGGCGTCCATGCTGTGATACAGGCCCACGGCCCTGCGGCCCCAGACCAGTGGCGATGCGTTCAGCGTCGCGTCCTGGAGGACGTAGGCACGTCCGTCGTATCCGCGAGCCGCAACGACCAGGCCGATGTCGTCGGCCGTCTCACTCTCGCCATCGGCCCCGGACGGGTCCACAGCGACCACGATCCGCGAGTAGAAGGCGCCCCAGTTGGGCGTGCCAGGCTGCGCGGGCGCCGTCTTGCCCGAGAGGATCGCCTGGTCGATGACCGCCGTGGTCCACAGCGCGCCGGTCGCGTCGTCGAGCACCTCGCCGTTCAGCTCCTGGCGCCCGAGCCGCGTGCCCGCATAGCGGTTCTGGATCTGGTGCATGAACGAGGCGGCGAGGTTCGCCGCGTTGTCCAGTGTCCGGCCCCTCGTGATGTGGACCGTGGGATCCTTCAGCAGGTCCTGGACCAGTGGAATCGGGCGCGGCGTCGTCGTGACCAGCTGCCGGGGGCGAAGGCCGAGGCGCAGCCCGAACTGGAGCTGGTCCCATGTCTCCTGGGCATACTGCCACTTGGCCATCTCGTCGGACCACGCGAAGTCGTGCTGTGGTCCGCGAAGCTGGTCTGGCTCCGTGGCGTTGTACGTGTGGGCGACAGCCCCGTTGGGCCAGGTCAGGCGCCTCTTGGACGGCTCGTACACCGGACGGAAGTCCGGGCGCGAGCAGCGCAGGATGCCTGAGTCGCCCTCGATCATGACGTCGCGACAGTCAGCGGCGGTCTCACCGACCAGCGCGACTCGCCGAGCCAGACCCAGACGAACGACCTCGCTGACCGTCTCGGCGCCGACTCGGGTCTTGCCCCAGCCGCGCCCGGACAGAATGAGCCAGGTCAGCCACTCGGGATCGCTGTCGCGGTCCTCGGGCATGATCTGGTCCGGACGAGCCCAGAGGCGCCACTCGTGAACGAGGCACGCGGCCTCCTCCTCGGTCAGTGAGTGGCGAAGAGCCTCAAGCTGGTCGGGCCTTAGCGAGTGC